ATGCTAATTACTACCACGCTGGTAAAGCGCTTGGGGTGGACTTCGTAATGGAGCCAGACTTGGTGGCAACTCCAAAGTTTGCTGCTTTGACTGCTGGATGGTTCTGGTCAACCCACGACTGCAACCGATTGGCTGAAGCCGCAGATTGGCCCGCTCTAACCAAAAAGATCAATGGTGGCACGATCGGTCTTAGCGACAGGATCAAGCACACCAACGAGGCTCTTGCTGTACTTGCCTAAGAAGTAGCCCCTGATGAAGAACTCTCTCTCCATCGGGGTGCAACTTACACCAGCAAGCATTGATTGAAGGGCATTCCTTGCTTCATCAAGGGTGTCTTTTTCTTCAGTCATCCATTGCCTCGATAAAGTAAACAAAACACAGGAACACTGACATTGTTAGTCCTGCGCCAAGCACCATCAAAGCGCAGAACAACGCTATATTTTCTATAGCATCCATTCCGATGCCCTTCCCTGCTCCTTCAGGATTCTCAGTCTGAGTGCAAAGCCCCAAGCCAGACCCCAGACAACCCACAGCATGCGGTGTTCTAAGCTCCAGTTGGCAGGATTGCTATCCCAGTTGACAAAGCCCATCAGTACGTAAATTACGCCAACCATGATTGGGTAGGCAATGTGATCGATGTACTTCATAACTTCACCACCCGCATTACGCGCTGATTCTTACCAGAACGGCCTTTACGGACCCCAGTGATCTCAATCAAGCCCACGCTATGCAATTTCTTGTAACGGGCTGTAATGCTGCTGTATGGGAAAAACGGGAACATGTTCAGCACATCATCAGAGATGCAGCCTTGTTCGCCAAATGAAGCAATTGCCTCATAGACCAACTTTTCCAGCTTACTTGTGTCGACCTTACGTGCTGCCTCGTGCGAGGTAATCGGGTCTTCTTTGCGTACCAGTTTGTGCGCTGGCGTACCAAAGACTGCTTCAAACATTTTCTTTAAACTCATCATTGACTCCTATTAGGTAGGTACTCGCTACACCGTATCGTCACATCCGCTCTAGTTGCGGGACCACATACAGAATCCGCTTTCCCTATTTCACATTAACTTGATTTAGAACGGAATTTGATCATCCATATCATCAAACTTACCTTTATCTGGTGCTGCTTTGTTAGGCACATAAGACGCATCTTTTGGAGTTGTTGCCAAGCCCATGAATTTGCCATTCTTACCTTGTTTGATCCAGGCTGAAAGCCAGTACTCAACGCCACCAACCTTGATAGAACCCTTGTAGTCAGGGTGTTGGTCATTTGATTTATTGTCGTTTTTAAACAACAAACCAGAGCTATCACGAAGTTCACGAATATCAGTTGACATATTTATTCCTTGATTGATTTCAATTTCTCCACTTTTTCGTCAACTTCCGCAAGGAACTTCACTACTTCAGCTTCGAGTTCTTTAATTAGCTCATCATTGCGCTCAACACGCTTGATGAACAGTTGTAGATTATCGGGCATTCTTGGATCGAAGCTGACAAAGTCATTCCACTTACGACCAGTACAGGCCATCTGCCATTGCTGCTGGTAGGTATAGCGTTTGTCGGCCTCACCAGAAAGAAGAGTATCTAGATGGGTAGCAGTGTTAGGACACTTAATCTCGATCATCCCGTCTTCACCAACTAGGCCATCAGGGGATGCGCCAGACATTGGGATTGTCGGATGGTCAATCATTGCCACCTCGTCCACCAAAACCTCTTTCTTTTGCTCATAAGCAGCTCGTGCAAGTGGCTCAGTCTGAGTACCCCACTCCATAGCTGCATTGGTAAACGACTCTGTTTTTGTGCCAGTCAAGCGCTCCACCACCAGTTGAGCCATGTAGTTAGCACGGCTGGTGCTATAGCCAGACTTAGTCTTGGCAACAATATCCCCAATCTTTGATGCAGTTACCTTACCAAAGCGTTGTTGGAACCAAGCATCGCTGCCTTGCTCAATTTGTACCAATTGCACATCCTTAATTTGTTGTTCAGTCATTTCAATAAGTTGACCAAGCTTTGCGTTTACAAGAATGTCGCCAATAGATTTCATTGTTGTCTCTCTTTCATCATTGCATCTGCAAGCTGATAAGCTGAGTTTGCAATTTCTTCTATATATTCTGCATATGGCATTTCATAAGGATTGTGATCGTCATTCATATTTGCACACATACCTTGCAAAGCCTTGGAAGCAAAGTAATCACGCAATGTCATTCCTGCTTGGTCATCTTTGCTGTATGGCTCTGCTTTTACTGGAAACGCTGTTACTTGTTCAATCATTTCAGTGCCGCTTTCTTGATGTCTTTAACGCCAATGATCTTCTTCTGCCAAGCTTTATCTGTGCCACAAGCCTTGTACGCCGCTTGGTAAGCCTTGATTAAAGATGCCTCATCTATTGCGTCATTGATGGCTTTGATGTGATCAGCCATTGTGTTTACGTCAATCGTAGTGACTGCACCTTCTGATGAGTCAAGCGCATCGTGTTCAACGATTTCAAGCGCTGCAACCCACAAATAACGGCGGATGTATGTTTGTACTGCCCCAAGGTTTTGAACCTCATGACAGCCCTTTAAAGCCGCCGTAGACATGGGGCTAGTGATGATAATGGTCTCTTCTGGTTTGTTATGGTTAATGATGGTCATCTTTGCAATGTCAACATTAAAACTGATCACCGAAGTCAAGCCAACTTCTTTGAAGATCTGAAGTGCAGGGATAACAAAGTCACCCAGCTCAAAGTAGTAGTAGTTGGCAAACTTGTTGTGGCCTGACTTTTTTAATTCACGCTTATGGAACTCTTCACGAGCTGCATTGAGCTTTTGATACACATTCATATTGACCTCTTTTAAATAAAAATTAACATTGACACAATGAAACCAGCAAAGAAGGCATAAACAATGTTTAGCCACTTCTCGTATGTTTCTTGATGGTCTTCAAACCACACAGAGTTTTCTAGTCGTTTCATTGACTCTACGTCCTGTGGAAACGCCTCTTCCATTGTTCTTGGGAACATCCTTGTTGTCTCATTCATCTTGAAGGATCTCCTTCACGATTTCCAGCTGGGTGTCGTCATCAAGATCCTTGAATTGAATCCAATGATTTTCACCACAGCAAGACAACTTAGTTCCCTTACGTTCAACGCAGTAGCAGCAGTACTGTACGTTGGCCTCATCCTGCATGATTGACTGAAGTAAGTCTTTCACTATTGACTCCTGTTGATTAATAAATTCATTTAATGTCAGCATGTATGCTCCTTTCACTGACGAATAAAATGTAAACGATAAACGCTGTTTTTGCCAAACAATATTTTCTACTGTTGTTTAAATACAAATAGAAAAAAACAATCGCAAAACTTTCAGATCTGTCGTACATTGTTGGCATGACATACATTTTCAAACCACAGTGTTTCCCAGATCAAAATACCTACCGTGAGTGGGTAAACCTAGCAAAAATCGCCAGAGAGGTAGTGAATCCTTGTGAGGACTGCACTCTCTCTTATGAGCGTGAAATGCGTCAAGCTGGCCTATGCCAAAAGTTTTGGGTTGAAAACAACCTGATTATTGGAGGCCGTTCAAAAGTGTTAACTCAAGGACTATTCGAATGAATTTAAAGAACCATCACAAAGACTTGCTGAACCGTCTAACGTACAGTTCACGCAACCACAAGAGCTTCACCCACGGTGATGTCAACAGCCAACTGTCAATCCACTATGACCGCTACTTGCGCGAGATGGAGCAAAACGGCCTTGTGATCAGCATTGAATCACATGGAGACACTGTTTGGCACATCACCAATCATGGTCGTATTGCCATTGAAGGAAAGAAGTTCAAACCATCTAAAGACAAGATCTGTGCTGGCACAACAATTGGCGCATACACTGGCAAAGAGCTGACTCGTACATGCTTGCGTCCAGGCGCTTATGACTACATGGACTGCCCATCTTTAATTGGTGGGAAAATCGTTCCTTTTCATGGAGTATTAGCATGAGTTACGCAGAAGTTGAATTGGATGTTGTTCGTTGGAGCGAAGAAAGACGAATCATCCCTAACAGCACACCGCTGGCGCAGTCAATCAAAGCTGTTGAAGAGATCAATGAATTGGTCGATGCGTTGCGTGATGGCAACAAGATTGACGCAATCGATGCTGTAGGTGATACAGTGGTTTGCTTGATCAATGTATGCGCTTTGCTAGATGTCAACCTTGTTGACTGTCTTGAAGCTGCCTACAACCAGATCAAAGACCGCCGTGGATACATGAATGAAGAGGATATTTTTGTAAAGGAGAGTTAATGTGAAAAAATTTATCTGTACATTGGCGTTGATTAGTTCTTTTTCTTATGCAGATACCATTGCCACTGCTAAAAACGGTGGCGGTGGATCGATTGTTTTAACAAACAATAAATGCACACAGAGAGATGGATTTGTTGCCTATACAAACGATACAACTGGAAAAACAACACTTGGATGCTGGTTTCCAGAAGACTCATTTGTCTTTGTAGTATGGAATGATGGAGATGTCAGAACATATCCATATGGTATTTTTACAACAGTTAATAAGGGTAAATCACTATGAACTTTGATGATTTTTGGGCGGCATGGCCTAAGTCTGTGCGAAAAGGTGGCAAGTCAACCTGTTTGGCAAAGTGGAATAAGTTAAAACTTGATGCCCAAGCCGATCAGATCATTAAACATGTGGAATGGATGAAGACAACAGATGCTTGGAAAAAAGCTAATGGTGAATTTATCCCTGCTCCACTGGTCTACATCAATCAAATGAGGTGGGATGGGGCTGAAATTCCTGAAATGACAGTCAATGTCAATGTCACATTTAAAGATCCAGCTTTGGAAAAAATGGATGCTGACCGTCAAAAAGCTGTCCCAATGCCACAAAATGTTGCTGAAAAGCTACAAGCACTAAGGAAGTCTATGCAAGTACATTGATTTGTGTATAATCCAAACCGTTGTCGTGGAAAACAACAGTTGAAGGCCGTTTACACATGCTATCGCCTTATTTAAAAGCCAAGGAGTGCTTTTACGTAAGGTTTCCACCGATAGCAGTTGTAAACGGCTTTTTTGTTTCTACGGTAACCGAATGACTCGCGTTACGTTACAGGCCCTGCATGGGGTGACAAGTCAAGAAACACCGCACTCTTCTACACCCAAGAGCAAAAGGCGAACAGCGTTGATTACGCGACTGTTAAAGCAACTGGTACAACGGTGGAAACAAGGCCAGATGTATAAGCGAAGTAATCCGTCATGCGCACTTGGGGCTTTTTGTGTATTTAATGCAATAAAGAGTCTGGAGAGGGAAGGAAGAGTTAGCTCTATCCACCCTTGGGGAAACTATGGTTAAAAGGAGTTAATGTGACAAACTACGAAGCAAATGGAATTCTTGACGCTGTCAGGGCTGGCCTTGGAGACAGTTTCTCTGATTACCAAATAAACCTGGCATTGCTGAAGACTGGCGACCTTGATCTGTTTGTTGAAAAAAAGCAACACAACAGAATTTATTCAGGCCAAGAGTTAAAACCAGAAAAAGAAGCAGTAGTATGTCTGTCCCATGCAATGAAGTACTGGGCTGCAGACAGAAAGACGTAAATGAAGAAGAGTAAATCACTAACAAGAAATCCCATAGCAAGAGCATATGCAATCAAGAAGATGAAGGAGGCTGTGGTCAGCCACAGGATCTCAATCTTCATGCTTGATGAAGGACAAGAAGCATCAAGCGAACTGACAGCTACATCGTTGCCAGTATTTGCCATGATGTATTGCTTAGAAGAAACAAATCAAGAAGATTCAATCATATATAGGAAATTAAAAAGTGCAGTCAATGTCTTACTCGAATGTTCAGGAAACGAGTTCAAATGGAAAAAAGATTACGCAATCACCCTCGATAACGCACTTGGCATCGCTCAAGACGAATGGGGGAAGATACCTCCAGAGTTGCTTGGTAGGGCAATCGACCATCTTTCTCGCTAAGTTGCTGGAAAGAACGGTTCAAGAGGGTGACTGCATGCTGTGGACTGGACCAACAAATGGCAGTGGCTATCCAATGGTCAGCGTAGAACGCAAGAACAGGCCACTCAGGACAATCATGGCTGAACTGATGCAAAAGCAAAAGCAAAAGCATCAGGTAATGACTACAACCTGCAAAAACATCAGTTGCATCAACCCTGAACATCTACGTGTGGCAAACAAGTCGTCAGTACTCAAGATGTCACATGAACGATACAACGACCCTATCCGTGCTGCAAAGATAAGCGCCCATGCAAGAGCTTACAAAGCCAAGTTGACGATTGAACAAGCCAGAGACATTCGTGTTTCCGAAAAAACTCACAGGGAGCTGGCGCTTGAGTACGGTGTCAACAAGGCAACTATTGGCAACATCAAGGCTGGTAGGACATGGAAAGAAACTGGAAGCCTATGGAGGGGTTTATGACACAAGATGAAATCATTGAGATGGCTAGAGACTCAGGCATGGACTTGTATGGCCTTGGAAAAGACAGATACAGGTTTGTGCATCATCTTGAAGCCTTTGCCAAACTGGTAGCAGCTAAAGAGCGTGAGGCACTTTTGGATACTGTTTACAGCTACGCTAAAAGTCTTTCATGGAATGAAGATTTTCAAGCGGACATCCGAGCAAGAGGTGAAGCATGACAAAACCTGCAAACTGGTGCGATGAGTGCAAACACTTTTTGGTGAAAGATGAGAACTACAAAGACGTTTGCGATTTAAAACATAAACCTCGTTTTTACGAACCTAAGACATTTTCACAAGTCCACATGGGCGTGTGGGGGTGGAAGCGCAAGTGTAAAGATTTTGCAAGAGGTGAAACATGACACAAGATGAAATCATTGAGATGGCTAGACAGGCTGGTTTTGAAATTGAAAACGGAATGTTTGATGCAAAAGTCGTTTGCGTTGACGGGGTGTCAATTACAAGAGACCTTGAAGCCTTTGCCAAACTGGTAGCAGCTAAAGAGCGTGAGGCGTGTGCAAAGGTGTGTGAAGAAGAAGCAATAGGTGCTTTTGATAACAACGATGTGGAATATGAGTGGTGTGCAAAGCTGATCCGAGAGAGAGGTGAATCATGATGTACTTAGGAATTGACCCAGGCTACACAGGTGCTTGGGGAATGATTGACCACAATGGCAAGTACCAGTCTTGTGGAGACATGGTCCACAATGAAAAGCATATCTTGTCCCGCTTGGTCCATGCTGAGATCAGTCAAGCACTTGATCGACAAGACCTAGAAGTCATCATCGAGGCGGTTCATTCAATGCCAGGTCAAGGTGTCAGTTCCAGCTTTAAGTTTGGAATGGCCTATGGAGCCGCTATAGCCATCGTGGAGCGCTTCAATTGCACTTGGCATCTGGTTACGCCGCAACGCTGGAAGAAGGCGCTACAGCTCGACTCTGATAAACAGAAGTCTTTGGACCTTGCCAGAGAACTTTGGCCCAATGCTTCACTGTCTCGTAAAAAAGACAACGGACGTGCTGAGGCATTGTTACTGGCTGAATATTTAAGGCGAGAACAACAAGCACTTTGATTTTTGAGCTACAATTTCAAACATGAATAAACGTGGCGGAAAAAGACAAGGTGCAGGACGCAAGAAGATCGGTGGTCAGTCCCGAATCATTCGAGCGAGGGTTGCAGAAGTTACCGAACAGGCATTGATGCTTGCAGGTAATGGCAATCTGTCTGAGGGAATCAGACGTTTGGCAGACAAGCACTGGCGGTTAATACATGGAACCTTAAAGGTTGATCAAGATGCAGGAAATAGACCCAAACAAAGCGATTCAATTCTTAATAGACACAGCGCCGAAGTACGCACAAGCCAAAGCGCACCGAGTGTTCTTGGAGGAGGCGAGGAAAAGCAAGAAAGCCAGCCTGATGAACAGCTGCGATCAGACGGTACTGGGCAAGCAGGAGACATATGCGTACAGCCATCCTGACTACATGGAGCTTCTTGAAGGCTTGAGAGTGGCTGTGGAAGAAGAAGAGAAGTACAAATGGCTGATGGTTGCAGCCCAAGCACGGATCGAAGTCTGGAAAACAAACCAGTACAACACACGAGCAGAGTTAAAAGCGTTGAATTAATAGGAGTAAATCATGTGGCCTTTCCCTGCCTACCCACCAACGCCTTGGACTGCCAAGCAAATCAAAGAATACGCGCAACAACAACGCGCACAACTACCAGAAAGCCCAATGTAATGAAAACATACTGGACTGTTATTTTGACTGTGTGGATTACTGGATGGGTGACTTTTGCAGCAACTAAGGTTGGTCAAATGTCAACTTCAAGCGAATACACAACATCTTTGCCTTTTACATTTTTCTTTTGTAGTGCTTTTCCAGCATTGCTTGGATTTTTAATTGGAAAGGAAAGCAAATGAATATCTATTTAAGCAAAGAAGATATGTTGCAAGACATGGTGCAAAAATTAAGCACCATTTGGATTGTCCGAAAGCATCCACCACATCCATACCGTGGATATATGCGTGGTCACCACACAGAGGCTTTTACGATTCACAAGATTTATCACAGTCTCGCAGAGGCAAAAGCAGAAGCGGAAAAAAGAAATAAGAAATCCTCTTATCTGTTTACTGTTAAACGTATTTATCTTGGGGGTTGCTATGAGTAAAGAAGCAATGACACTGGCGATTGAGTTTTTATCTGACCATCGAATTGGCGGTTATGTCATAGAAGCCCTAGAAGAAGCGTTAGCCAAGCAAGAGCAGGGTGAGCCTGATTTGATTGAGTGCGGTAATTGCCATGAAGGTCTTGCAGACATGGAACACGTTTGCAAGAAGTGCTATGGTGCTGGATGGGTAAACAACCCAAAGCAAGAGCAGGGTGAGCCTGTGGCGAAGATGACAGCGCACCGCGCAGCGTATTTCATGGAGCGATTCAAGAAAGAGGAAAAGCTACTTGGCCCAAATGAGCAGGCCGCTGTGGACTTCGTGATTGCCATGCTTGAGGCACAACCAAAGGTAGAGCAAGAGCCTGTGGCGTGGAATGGAAAGCCGTTAACTTGGAAGCTGGTTCCTGTTGTGCCAACTCAGGCCATGCTTGATGAAATGAATCTGACAGGTCGTGAAGGCTACGATGAAGTAATGGGTGATGGGTTCTCTGCGTCACTGTACGGAGCCGCACTGATTGCCGCGCCAACACAACCAAAGGCAGAGCAAGAGCCTGTGGCGTGGATTACAAAAACAGGAAGTGTTTGGAAAACAAAATGGGATGATGCAGATATTGCGCTTTATGCACAGCCACAACAAAAAAAATGGATTGGTCTTACAGAGGAAGATTCGGATGATGTAATTAAGCAAGCCATTCAATCTTTAACTAACGGATCAAACACATTTACGTTATCAGGAAATATGGTTTGGCTTGCTATTGTTAACGGAGTTGAAGCTAAATTAAGGAGCAAAAATGAGTGGCTGGCGTAAACGTGGTGGCGGTAGAAAATGAGAAACAAAGGAAACACATGAAACAAGAGCTTCTAATTGGCTGCGGTTCAAACAGAATTAAGCGCTTGACCATCGATGGCACAGATGCTTTCACCAATCTGACAACTCTTGACTACAACGCAGACCATAACCCAGACATTGTTTGGGATTTGATGCACCCAGACGTGCTGCCAACATCGATGGAAGACAACTCATTTGACGAGATCCATGCATATGAGGTGCTAGAACACTTGGGTACGCAGGGTGATTACAAGCTGTTTTTCAAGCAGTTCAGCGAGTTCTGGCGTGTTCTCAAGCCAAACGGGTTTTTCATGGCTAAATTCCCATCTCGTCATTCTGAGTGGGCATTGGGTGATCCAAGCCATACGAGGATTTTGCAGGTCGAGAACTTCTTTTTCCTTTGCCAGCCAAACTACGATGAAGTTGGCACAACAGCCATGTCGGACTTCAGAAATATCTACCAGGCTGACTTTGATATGGTTTATGCCATCGATGACAAAGATACGGTTCTCATCATCCTGAAGGCTATCAAACCATCAAGAATCAAGGGTAAAAATACATGACAAAAGAAGAAGCACTTGCCGCAATCAAGCTATTGTCTGCGATGGAATCATGGGCATTTAGTCAGTCAAACCGATTGCCAGACTATTTAGTTGAAGATATTCAGCGTTCAATGGATGTTTTAGGGCGCATCGTATTGGAGAAGACCAGTGCGTAGACCAATTGGACTGTCAGTCCCATACCGAAAGATTGCTGAAGAAAAGCAGTCTGAACTGGAAAAAAAGGTAAAAGATCTTGAATCTAGAGTTAAAAAAATCGAGGCCAGTATTCAGAGTAAGGAATCCAAAGCCAAGCCCATCACTGGGTGACCTACTGATGGCAGAGGCCAGAGAGCTGCTGACA